GTTGATAAAGTGGCTGGTGGAGATTTATCAGCGGCACAATCATTTAATAAGTTTATTGCTCAAGTTGTTACGTCAAGTATTGGTAGTTTGTCTGACAAATCTACAGCAAATTCAATTAATGATTATATTAAAAATAATCCAGATATAAATACTGATGAACGAGCATTAAATAGATTTATTGGTTTTGCAAAAAAACAAAATCAAATACCTGTTGAAGAACAAAATTTTTTATTAAATAAAATGAAATCTGGATCTTTAAATCCTGATACGCATATTGGTGAAGCGCAACAACATATTCGTGAAAAGTTTTTAAGTCCTACACAAGCTGAAAGTGTAAAAGAAAATCCATCTTCTGTTGGTGGTAAAACAGTTACAGGAAATTGGAAAGGCAAACCTGTAATCAGTCGTGATGGCGGAAAAACTTGGGAATTGAAATAATGGATAACCTTTACGGATCTTTGGAAAAACAATATGGTTTGCCTGAAGGCGCATTATCCGCTATACAAGGAGCTGAAAATAGTGGAGATCAAGCTGTAAGTCCAAAAGGTGCTGCTGGTCGTTTTCAATTTATGCCAGCTACAGCTAAAGCATACAATGTTGACGTAAATGATCCAATTAGTTCTGCAGAGGGAGCAGCTAAATATTTATCTGACCTTACTAAACATTATGGTAGTTTTCAAGCTGCTGTAGCCCATTATAACGGTGGGACAAGCCAAGCTAAAGCTGTGCTTGCTGGGCTAGAACCAACTTACAAAGAAACAAAAAATTACTTACAAAAAGTAAAATATTCAATGCCACAGATAAATCCTGATGAAGTTGAATATGATGGAAAGCCATCAAGTGTAAAAATTAATCCATCGGAAGTGATTATTGATGAGCCTATTTCCGCTAAAGAAGTAACAAAAGATTTGCCTGCTCAATTTGCTAATATGAGTAAATCTCAACAAGCATTAGAAGGATTTAAAAAATCTTTTAGAGATATAGGTTTAGGCGCAAGACAAGTAATTGATCCATTAGCGGTAGCAATTGAAGAAAAATTACCATTAGTAAAACAATTAGAAGAAAAATATGGATACAAAACTGCAGAACAAACTGCAAAAGAAACACCTGAATTAATTAAAAAAGAACGTGAGCAATATGCGCCATTAATGGAAACAACACCAGGTATGCTTGGTAATGTTGCAGGTCAAGTTGCACAACAAGCATTAGGCGGTGGATTAATTAAAGGTGCAGGAGCTATGGGCGCAGTATCGGGCGCATTGCAACCTACATTACCTGAAGAAAGCCGTGCATTTAATACTATTGCAGGTGGGGCTTTAGGTAAAGCTGGAGAAGCGGTTGCGTCAGGCATTAGCCGTATTGGACAACCAATTCAAGAGGCATTAGAACCAAGATTAAAACAAGCTGTAGATGTATTAAGAAAAGCTGGAATACCTTTGGATGCCGCACAAGCAACAGGTTCTGCATTACTTACTCGTGCAAAAACAATTTTAGATACCAATCCTTTAACTGCAGGATTTGAACAAAAAGCTGCTGCAGAACAACAATCGGCATTTAATAAAGCTGTTTTAGAAAAAATTGGCGCAGATGCTAATTCGGCAACTTCTGATGTAATGGGAGCTGCTGCAAAACGTATTAATGGGATATTTAAAAATATACTAGATAACAATAATGTTAAGTTAACTGATAAATCAGTAGCTAATATTGCAAAAATACAAGAAGCTGCTAATGATTCTGAAGTTACTGCTGTTGGAAAAATTGCAGATAGAATTGTAAAAAATGTTCAATCAGATGGCACAATTCCTGGTCAAACTGCTTACGAAATAAAAACAAATTTAGATAGATTGGCAAGTTCGGCAGATTCTACAACTGCGTATCATGCCAGACAATTACGAACAGAATTATTAGATACCATCAATAATTCATTATCAGATGTTGACCGTGAAGCGTTTTCTACTGCTAGAAATCAATTTAGAAACATGAAAACGATAGAAGGTGCAATTGATAAAGAAGGCGGTGGAAATATTAGTCCAGCTCGATTAGCTAACGTAATGGGTCAAAAAGCAAATCGTGGCGCATCTATTTATGGTCGTGGCAATCAAGATTTAGTAGAATTAGCGCAAGCAGGTAATATGCTTTTAAAAGATAAAACCCCTAATAGCGGAACTATTGCTAGAGGTGCAGCATTATTATTACCTGGTGTTGTTTCAAGTGCTGCTACTGGGTTATATACAGGTGATTTACAACAAGCAGGTGAAGCTGGGTTAGCTGGTGTTGTTGCTCCTAAAATATTTCAAAAAGCACTTAGAAGCCAATATTTAGAACAAGGATTAAAAAACCAAGCAATAAAAGATATGTTGAATTTACCTAAAAAAGCACAACTAGGAAAAATTGCACCAGGATCATTTAATGCCTATTTACAATCTATACAACCACAGGAAAAATAATGTCAGTTTTATTATCGCCAATTGGTAACGGATTTCAATTCTTTACGTCTACAGGATTGCCTTTAAATGGTGGGTATTTATATACTTATCAAGCAGGTTCATCTACTCCATTAACAACTTATACTGATGTTACTGGCACTATTTCTAATGCCAATCCTATTACTTTAGGAACGGATGGTAGGCCACAAACTGAAATATGGTTAACGCAAGGATTGTCATATAAATTTGTTTTAACAGATTCTGCAAATAATCAAATACAAACTTACGATAATCTTTATGGAATATTACAACAAGCTCCAAGTGTAACTGGTACTGTTCCTAGTGGATTAATTGCAATATGGTCAGGATCAGTAGGATCAATACCTAGTGGTTGGGTATTATGTAATGGCGCAAATGGTACACCAGATTTGCGTAACTCATTTATTTTAGGCGCAGGTAATAGTTATTCAGTTGGACAAACAGGTGGCACATCTTCAATAACAATAGGACAAACAAATTTACCAAACGTAAACTTTAATGCTACGTCAACTGTTACAGATTCAGGTCACTTCCATAGTCAACAAGGTTCTACATATACTTCTGCCGCTATAGGTGGAAATACGCCATTAGCTTCTAATTATCAAACACAAACTATGGGTTCAACTACTACAGCTACTACTGGGATTACTGTAGCTACAACCGTTGCATCTGGTGGATCAGGAACTGCTATTAATTCTTTACCACCGTATTATGCATTAGCATTTATTATGAAAACATAGGTATGGATATGTCTGATATTGACCTAGTTAAAGTAGGTGTGATGTGGCAAAAAGTCGAAGCTATGGAAAAAGAAGTGACTGAAATGCGACAAGATATTAAAGAATTACTTGCTATGGCTAATAAAGGTCGTGGTGGTTTCTGGGTTGGTATGATGGTTGTATCTGCATTAAGTACGTTTATTGGATATGTAACACATTTATTTGCAGGTAAATAATGTGTCAAACCCAATTGCTGAAAGTGCAAAATCATTAAGTGAAGGATTAAACCAAGCTCGTGAAGCTGGTAAAAGCCTAACTAAAACAATTGAAAACATACAGCATGATGGAGTAGAAGTAGCGCAAGAACAGTTACAAAACAAAAAACGACATGATGCATTAGATGAAGCAAAAGAAAATTCATTAATTTATAAAGCAATACAAGAATACGAGTCACAAAAAAATATCATTATTGCAGAAAACAAAGCTGAAATAGATTTTAAAAAAAAGTATGGCGCAAAAGAATGGGCAAAAGTTTTAGAATTACGAGCCATTGTTGAAAAAGAACAAAAAGAAAACGCAAAGTATTACGGCCATAAATTAAAAGACGTACAACGTGTTCAATTTTATTGTTGGTTTGCTGCTTTTATTGTTACTTGTTTGCTTTATTGGTTTAATGTGGTATGAATTGGACAAAATATTGGTTTACCGTATTTATTTTTGAATTGTTTATTTGGGGTTATATTTTGTTTTTGGATTGGGAAATACGTCAATTAACTAAAAAACCCAAACCAATACGATTCAAAATAACAAGAACAATAACTGAAGAACGTACCAAAAAGGATATTGTGCGTGGATGATGAAGTGTTTAAAATATGGTTAATATTTGCCCTAGTGTGCATGATGGCAATTATTTTATTAAAGGATTAATATGGATTGGTTAGCGCAAATCGCGCCTGGTATAGCAACAGCTCTTGGTGGCCCATTAGCAGGGTTAGCAGTAACAGCAATATCTAAAGCTCTTGGAGTTGATGAAAAAGACGTACAGACTACTATTGAGTCAGGTAAACTTACTGCCGATCAATTAGCATCTATTAAACAAGCTGAGATCCAATTACAAACACAAGCGCAACAATTAGGCTTAGACTTTGAAAAACTCGCTACAGATGATCGTAAATCAGCAAGGGATATGCAGTCTGCTACTAAATCGTTTGTGCCACCATTGCTTGCTTTATTGGTTACATTTGGATTTTTTGGCATTTTATCTTCATTAATGTTAGGTATTGCACAAAAATCAGATGAGTTAATGATTATGTTGGGTAGTTTAGGAACAGCGTGGACAGGTATTATTGGTTTCTATTTTGGTAGTTCTGCCCATTCAGAAAAACAATCAGAAATGTTGCATCAGAGTACCCCGACAAATGGATAGTAATTTTGATAAAGCCTTAGCTTGCGTACTTAAATCAGAAGGGTTATATGTTAATAATCCTGCTGATCCTGGTGGGGAAACAATGCGTGGGGTTACTCGCAATGCTTGGTCAACATGGCTTAAACGACCAGTAGAAGATGGAGAAATGGCAAAACTGACTATAGAAGATGTAACATTATTTTATAAAGAATTGTATTGGGAATCCGCAGGATGCGACAAAATGCCAATTGGTTTAGATTATTTATTATTTGATGCTGCGGTTAATATGGGAGTTGGTCGAGCTGTGCGTCTTTTGCAACAGTCATTAGGATGTGTGCCAGACGGTGTAATTGGACTTAATGTAATAAACGCATTAAACATTACTCCAGTTGACAGATTACTAACAAAATTTACTACGCAAAAAGAACAGTTTTACAAATCACTTAAAACATTTAGTGTATTTGGTCAAGGATGGTTAAATAGGTGTCAAGATGTACTTAACAACGCAAAGGAATTTATAGATGGCAAACTTTAAAATTGATGGCAAACATTACGAATCTAAAAAAGGTCACTATGTAATTGAACGTGAGCATGAGAAAAAAGAACACAATGAATTAGTGCGCTTAGAAAAGAAGCTGGACAAGCACATAAGTTTACCTGCTGACAAGGCACATCCTTCAGATCAGAAAGATGCGCCATTGCCTAATATGAGAAAGTATTAAAACTTTATAATTTTTGCTACTTTATATGGTAATCCATGTTTTGTAAACGTATTACCTACAACTGTATTGCGTGAATCGTTGTAAACCCAATTCTTATCTTTGTAAGGTGGATTGTTGTTTGAATATTTAGATTGTGGATGTGATTTCATTTAGGCTCTCCTATGCATTTATAAAGTTTGTATTCTTTTGATTTATGCCATTTATCTAAAATGGTATAACCTGCCTTACGCAGCTCTCCAACTCTAGTTGATAGCTTCATACCACCACCTTCTAAAAATGCGTCTAGTGGGCTTATCCAGCGTTTCTTGGCTAGTTTTACAATTATTTGATGTTGCGTCATTTTATTCCCCTTATGATTTCAGTCATTAAAATTACAATCCCACATAAAAACATTGCGATGCCTATACAAAATCGTACCATTTTTTTTACCTTTCTTTGTATCATATATGTTGCATTAAGCCTCTATTGATTCATTTATGATTCATTTTCTTTGTCATCCAAGTAAACAGAAAGGTCAATCATATCTTTAATATCTCCACCACGCCTAAAGTATTCCTTACCACCATCAACAAAGATAGATTTACACTTGCACCACACAAAGTCATGCCGAGTTTTAGACTCAATAACATCGTCACACTTTTTACATTGAAGCCTATTTACTATTTCTTTTGTCATTCTTCACTCGCTTTCTTTATCCAATGAATGCAACCAAACTTCGGACCAACATGAACACCTGCTGAGTATCCTTCATAGTCCCAAGGGATTGCCCTATCAATGTCAATAGAATGTTTATACTTCATTAATTTGCAACTTCCATCATATTCATAACCTTTTAGCTCATTTTTTGTTGGTAGTTTATAATTTTTACAAGTATCACAAGTATTCATTTGTCACTCGCTTTCCTTAATTGGTCTAATACAAATGCATACCCATTTATAAAACCCACTAAAACGACACCACATAATCCACCAATAACATTAGAAAAAAGCATAAATGGCACGAATAATATCCTTATAAATAAATTCACTTATCACTCACTTTCTTAAATTCAGCTATATAAGTTTCTTCTTTTGCTGGCTGTATATGTACTTGCATACCTAAATGATTCGCTATTTTACGCACTACATCTCTAAGTGGTGTTGATGGTCTATCTTGCATAAAATGCCAATAGTCGTCTGTATAATATGTTGTTTGATGTGCTAAAAAGTCTATCCTATTTTTTAGTTCACGCAGTTCTTCTTTACAATTGCACTCAAATAATTTTTTCATTTCTCTATCCTTATTATTAAAACATTCTACTAATTCTTGAATAATTTCTCCCCCAACTTTTGTTAATTTAGGCAATGGAAAACATTTACGACAACCACCTAAATAAACACCGTGTTTACATTTGCCATAATGACTCATTTCTTACTACTCGCTTTCTAAAGGTATATCACGCCATTCACCACCCTCAATAGGAATCCAACCATCATTATTTTCTGATAGTATTTAATAATTCCACCATTGTTGAAGTATTTTTACTTTATAACCTACCTCAACATCATGGCTAGGGATTACTCTTTCAACAAAACGTAATCTATTTGTTGGTGCAATTGTTCTCATTTCTCACTCCATTTTTTTAGTATTGCTCTTGCAAAATCAACCATATAAAGTTCGCCAACACCATTCTTTTTCCATGTATGGCATACGCTATCAGCCACTTCTCTTATTTCATCTTCTGTTAGTTCATGAGGTTTGTTGTATTCCATAATTGCTTCAGCAAACATAACAGGAAAATCTGCTTCTGCACCTGCTTCAAGTAAACCTTCTGCTTTACCTGTTATATGTAAATAAATATTATGTATTTGTTCTTTGGTCATTCTTCACTCGCTTTCTCTAATTAATCTTGCAAATTCGTAAACCCCATTAGTTATATTTTTTCCTATTCCAGATTCAGGTTTAAAAACTTTAAACCACGCAGATTCTATTTCCTCATCTGTTAGGTTTGCTTTATCTAAAGCACATAATATTTCAAACAAATCATTTTTTTGTAAAACTAATTGCGCTTTGCAATCATCTAACTCTGCCTGGAGTTGTCGTAACAAATCAGCAGCATCTTTTACAAAACCTTTTGGGTGTGCATCTTCAATTAATTGCGCCAATTCTTCTGTGGTCATTTAGTAGGGCCTCCAAACAATGATTGCTCTAATAATCTGATCTGTTCGCTATGTTCTTTTAATTGAATTTGTAGCTGCTCTATTAACCTCATAGCAGATTCAAACTGTTGTTTCCAATACTCGGATTGTTGTTCAAAGTTTTCCATTAAAAAATTCCTCTGTGGCACGTTCTTCAGCTAATTTCTCACGTTTTTCATACGACATACAATACAAAAATCGACCCAGTTTCTCAAAATCTTTTGTTTCTAAATATTCTTCTATTGATCTAGCTTCTTCAATAGTCGCATTATTTAAATCTTCACAAAAGTTTTCAAACAAACAATTGCTGTAATTTGAATTGTTATATAGCAATTCCTGTTTGCGTTCACGAACCAAATCTTCATCTGCATAGACTGTTGTATCGGTAGTCAACCAAGCGTCATAATTTAACATTACCATCCCCTTTGAATAATCCACATAATCATAGCTGGCCCTACAACTACTAAAACTCCTATTACTGCTTCAATAAATGTTTGCATTTAATTCCCCTTTAGTTAAACAACAAATACAGAATAATTAAGTTTTGTTAATTTATCAACAAATATTTGCATAATTAGGGTTTATCCCTAGTAGTTTTGCAAAAATGCGACATAAAGGTAGTCTGGGAGAGTTGTGAAGGAGCTAAAAGGGGGTAAAGCTCACTCCCCCAGACTGAGGTTATTCTTTAATTTAAAATACGTTACTAAGCATTGAAACATCTTCCAATGATGTTGTAAATCATTTTCATCTATTTCGTGGATTTGCGTATCATCATCGGACACAAATGCAATTGCACATCTAGCCTTTGGCATATTTAATCCATGTGCATACGCAACTAGTTGTAAAATATGTTCTGTATAGACGGCAGCGTTTTCAAGGGATAATTTCGTCTTGAAATCAACCACTATGCCTTCTTCCGAGTGTAAATCGAC